AGGGTCGGTGACTGATAGTTATCAGCGACAGTTGTGGGAATCCACAGCTGACTGGTGGAACTTCAGTTTTGTTCGTTTTTTGAATGGAGGCAACTTCATTCAGACAATGAACAAGCCAACACCTGTTTGAGGTGGGCTTGTCAAGCTACCAGCGTTATACTGTAATGAAAGTAAGGCGCCAACTCCAAAAGATATTGAAAAATACATTTGGGTTGGCGGCAAGCAAGTAAAAACGGTAGAAAAACGCAGTTTGGTGGTAGTGGAGACAAGCAAACCAATTAAGTGTAAGTATGTTTATAGGCTTTCTGGATTCTCACCGGAACCTCAGTATTACACTTATCAAACAAATCTTAATTCTATGGTACGAGCATTGAAGGAACGTAAGTTCTTTGTTTCTGATGGAAAAGGTGGGTTTAATTTACCACCCAGACCAATCAGTTACCCCTTCTTTAGCAATAGATTATCTATTATTGAGAAGTTTATTAAACGTAACAGACAATATACCTCCAAGATGAGTCCGGAACAATTCCTGGCAACATACGAAGGACGTAGAAGGACGTTATATGAAGAAGCTTTTAAATCACTCGAAAGAAATGATATAACTGTTGAAGACAGTCACATCAAGTATTTCGTGAAAGTAGAGAAAATTGTAAAAGACAATGCTGTACCTAGGGGAATTGATCCAAGGAACCCAAGGTATCATGTAGAATTAGGCCGATATATTAAAACGGTTGAGAAAATTATATATAAATTAATAGACAAGATGTTCGGAGCTCGAACCATCTTTAAAGGACTTAACGCCTTTACTCGCGGAAAATACATAGAATCCCACTGGAATTCGTTTGACGAACCGGTGGCCGTGGGTTTAGATGCGTCTAGATTTGACCAGCATGTATCAAAATTCGCGCTTATGTGGGAGCATAATATATACAAGTTATTTTATCCTGGTGATAAATACTTGGAGAAGCTCTTGCGTTGGCAATGCACCACTAATGGTGTTGGATATGTGAATGATGGCAAAGTCAAGTTTAAGACGGAAGGCGGAAGATCCTCAGGTGATATGAACACTGCATTAGGCAATTGTCTCATTATGTCGTCAATGGTATATGCATACGCAGCTAGTTTGGGTATGAGTATAAAGTTGGCAAATGATGGCGATGATTGCGTGGTGTTCATGGAACAGAGAGATCTTAAGAAATTTAATAATAACCTATCCGCTTGGTTTTTGCAGATGGGATTTAATATGACCATAGAGAAGCCGGTCTTCGAAATAGAGCATATTGAGTTCTGTCAATCAAATCCCATTTGGACACCGGAAGGTTATATAATGGTTCGGAATATCCATAAAGCGTTGTCAAAAGATTGCCTTTCAATCAAACCTTTGAACAACCCCAAGATAGCTAGGAGATGGTTATCTGCGGTTGGTCAAGGAGGCGTTAGTCTCACAGGTGGGATTCCCATTTGGCAAATCTTTTACAATCGACTTCATATTCTGTCAGAGGGCGCTACAGCGTTAGAGAATGACCCGACACAAGAAACAGGACTAAAGTTTCTCATGAAAGGAATGCGACGGCAAGTAAGCGACGTACACCCTCAGACAAGAGCAAGTTTCTTTGCTGCTACCGGTATTTTACCCGATTTGCAGGTGGCAATCGAACATCAACTGAAGAATCTCAACTTTGGTGTCGAAAATCAGGAGGAAGAGGCGATCGCGCCCATCCTCCAATAATCGGAAATAGTGCAACAGGGCCTCGTAAGAGTGACCGGAAAAGGAGTTAGCCACTCTAGTCAACCACCCTTGGGGATAACCACCAACCCCACACTTGTTAGGAACCACCTGAGACCGAAAACCTTCGGTGGGTATGGCTATTTATTCGGAAACGGTATAGTGCCGCGGGATTCACGACCCGTCGAATGAAACGTAGTGCGTGGCAATACTTTGTTAATTGTCATGGGGTTGACAGGGGTAATTGACCAAAACTATTATTTTAGTGCTAATCAAAATGCCAAGAGACTGCACGGCTCTACCCATTTATGGGTTCCCCGTCAATGTACAGTCCCTACGTCATTGAGGTATCCCATACAAATGACAAAGAAAAACCAAAATAAGACCAAGAAGTCTAATGCTAATAATGCTCGTATCCAAGCTCTCGAGAAACAATTAGCCCAAGTGAAAGTTAAAGCTAAGACCCCTTTTTCGACTGCTGGTGCACTGGTTGGTGCACGCGCCGGACAGATGTTTAACATGCCAATGTTGAAAGGAGTAGGCAGATGGCTCGGTTCTGGCATAGGCTCGATCTTCGGATCGGGAGACTATGTGATGACCGGATCAGCTCCTGCTTACAATGTTTTAGCAAATGGCAGTCAAATCCCCAAGTTTTCTACTACTCATGCAACGAACATTGTGTGTCATAGGGAGTATTTGGGAGATATTACTGGTACTGCTGCGTTCAACAATACTGCCTATCCACTTAATCCTGGTTTAGCTACTACATTCCCGTGGTTATCTACTATTGCTGATAACTACCAAGAGTACAAATTCCATGGAATCATGTTTGAGTTTAGACCACTTATTACTGATTTCGTTACTGGAGGTGCTCCTGGAGTTGTCATCATGGCCACAAACTATAACGCGGATTTGCCTAATTATACAACTAAGCAAATTATGGAAAATAGTGAATTTGCAGTTAGTGTTAAGCCAACAAATACCCTCATTCATGGTGTTGAGTGTTCACCTGAACAAACTGATCCAATTATCAAATATGTGCGTAATAGTACAGTGGTAACTGGTCAGGATCTCAAGAACTATGATTGGGGTACTTTCCAATTTGCAACTCAGTCCAATCCCATTCAAAATTTGGGTGAGCTCTGGGTATCATATTGTGTTGAGTTTTACAAACCAGTGTTACTTACCACTTCCGGTACCCCCACAACCGGAAATTCATTCCATGTTGATCGATCTACCTTTACTGCAGCTAGTCCACTTGGCACTGTACCTAATACAGCGTCCGGTAGCTTAACTGCCGTAGTGACTGCAACTGCAATCACCATAGCTTCCATGCCAGCGAACCAATTGATTTATTTCAATATTCTCTGGGTTGGAACAGTAAATGGTACTTTTGTTTCCCCAGTTGCTACATTTACCAATGCTACAGAACAACTCTTCAACACCAATGGCACGAATAACCATATCGTTGCTCCAGTCCCGGCTGCAACCACAACGTGTTCATGGTCAGGTGTTGTTAAGACAACTGCTGCTGGTAATGTGGTGCTGACTTTCGGTACAGCTGGAACTCTCCCAACGGGCACTACAACTGTAGATGTCTGGGTCAATCTCCTTGACTCAACAATTACAGCTTAGATGTAAGGTCTTAATGGGTACATTAATCAGTGATTCTCGCCACTGCCCATGTAGAGCTAATCAGGTTGATATTTAACTGATTTTAAAAGAAATAATAAATATCTCGCTACGGTGAAAACGCTACATTGCTGCGATACCGGACCGGACCTAGACCTTCTAGGAGAGACAACCTTGAC